ATAATGAATTAGATTATTTAGTTGACAAAGGACAAGAACTTATTTATGAGGAATATATTGAAATGAAAACAACTTCTTTTAAGGATACAGATAATGTCCTTGTGTTTAAACCTAAGAAGCCTAACTAATAACAAGGGATGAATGGAATGACTTCTTATGCAGAAGATTTAACTATAGGTGATTGTGAGACAGATCAAATTAACAGACCACCCCATTACAATAGTAACACAATGGAAACTATTGATTTGATAAGGGACAGTATGGAATTGGAAGAGTATAGGGGATACTTAAAAGGAAATATTTTTAAGTATGTTAGTAGGTATCGTTATAAAGAAAAAGAAAATCCTTACAAAGATTTGTTGAAGGCACAATGGTATCTGTGCAAACTAATAGAGGATATAAAGAATGATGGGCAAAAGTGAAACCTTACAGGATAAATTACATATCTTTCATCGTGCTTTCAAACATCCTGTAGGATTAAAATATCCTGAACCTTCTGCTTTAATGGATGGTGAAAAAGATTTAAGGAGAAGGCTTATACAAGAAGAATTTAAGGAGTTGATGTATGCAATTAGTAATCAAGATGATGATGAGGTTCTTAAAGAACTCTGCGATCTGGTTTATGTGTGCGTTGGGTTTGCTGTCACTTACGGGTGGTCTTTTGATACTGCATTCAATCGAGTACATTTCTCGAACATGTCTAAGCTGGACGCAGAAGGCAATCCACTCTATAGAGAAGATGGTAAAGTCATTAAGTCTAACTGCTATGAACCACCGAAACTTATGGACTTAGTATGATGGTACATCCTATTATTTTATCCTTCCTCATACTGTGGTTTCTTTCAGTAATGTGGATTACTTGTGATGTTATACTTTAAAGGAGAAAGTTATGAAACGAATGAATATAAATAAAAAAACTTTTCCAAATCCTTATAAAAGGAGAAAAGCTTTACTAGAAGAATTGGAAGACATAGCTAGAGACATGGATATTGATAAAAAAAACGGGTATGAAACGGATGTTCTATTAAGTATAGACAAACAGGATGTTAAAAAAGAGTTAAGAAAATGGCACAAAGATTTTATCAATTTAAACAATCATGAGACCTGTTGGATTTATCCTGATTGTTTATCCAGCCAACCTCATGATGCAGGTGAGCCTATATGGGAAGCTCAACCTGCTGGAATGGATGGTTGTTTGTGGCAACAAGAAAACCCTACATCTTTTGGGAATAGATAAAGGAGAACAATATGGAACTACCAATTAACCTTATGAATGATATTGTTAATTATCTTTCCCGTCAACCGTGGAGAGAAGTTGACAACTTGATTAAAGGAATAATACAAGCTCAAGCACAAGAAAAGTCTGCTGTTGAAACAGAACAGAAGGAGTTACCCTTGGTATGATAACTGATTATCAATCATTCATTCATCAATCACGGTACAGTCGTTGGCTTGAGGAGGAAGGGCGTAGGGAAACTTGGCAAGAAACGGTAACAAGGTTACTAGATTTTTACAGAAGCTTTTTAAAAAACAACCATAGCTATAGCATACCAGAGGAATTATACACTGATTTATATGTAGCTATTGTAACCATGAATATCATGCCTTCTATGAGAGCAATGATGACGGCTGGTCCTGCATTGGAACGTAACCATATTGCAGCATACAACTGTAGCTACTTACCTGTGGATAGTCCTAGATCATTTGATGAGTGTTTATATATATTAATGCATGGCACAGGTGTAGGGTTCAGCGTTGAACGTCAGTTCGTTAATCAATTACCACCTGTTCCTGATATCTTTGAACTTAGTGAAACATGTATTATTGTGCAGGACAGTAAGGAAGGGTGGTTCAGAGCATTCAAAGAACTAATTAATTTGTTATATGCTGGTCAGCTACCCCGTTGGGATATGTCCAAGGTCAGGCCCCAAGGTGCAAAGTTAAAAACATTCGGTGGTAGAGCAAGTGGTCCTGAACCTTTGAATGAATTGTTTAAGTTTACTAGTAACATGTTTAATAATGCTAAAGGTAGGAAGCTAAACAGTTTGGAATGTCATGATCTCATGTGTAAGATTGCTGATGTGGTTGTGGTTGGTGGTGTGCGTAGGTCTGCACTGATCAGTCTATCTAACCTTAGTGATGATCGTATGCGTCATGCCAAGTCAGGTGATTGGTGGAACACACAACCACAACGATCCTTTGCTAACAACTCTGTCTGTTATACAGATGGTTTAGATACAGGTTCCTTCTTACGTGAGTGGAGTTCCTTATATGATAGTAAGTCTGGTGAACGAGGCATCTTCAACCGTAATGCTGCACAAGAACAGGCGGCTAAGTATGGTAGAAGGGAAGCGGATATAGAATATGGAACCAACCCATGCAGTGAGATTATACTACGGCCTAAACAGTTTTGTAATTTAAGTGAGGTTGTTGTACGAGAAGAGGATACACCTGAAACATTACAAAAGAAGATTGAACTTGCTACTATCTTAGGTACTATCCAATCCTGCTTCACTGATTTTAAAGGACTAGGTAGACAATGGGTTAAGAACACAGAAGAAGAAAGGTTGTTAGGCGTATCTCTTACAGGTATCCTAGACAATGCCATGTTAGCTAACAAGACAAAGGATAGCCTTCCTGCACTGCTAGGTAGTCTTAGAACAGGTGCGGTGCATACTAATCGCAAATGGTCTTCTCTGTTTAACATAGAACCTTCTGCTGCTATCACCTGTGTTAAACCTAGTGGAACTGTTAGTCAGTTGGTTGATGCAGCTTCAGGTATCCATCCTAGACATTCTGAATATTATATCAGGACGGTACGTGCAGATAAGAAAGACCCGCTGACACAGTTCATGACTGATGCTGGGTTCCCTGTTGAAGATGAGAATAAGAAACCAGAAACAACCGCTGTGTTTTCATTCCCAGTTAAAGCACCAAAGGGTGCAATCACTAGACATGATATAACAGCTATTGAACATCTGGAAATATGGAGAATATATGCAGAGCATTGGTGTGAACATAAGCCTTCCATTACTGTTAGTGTTAAGGAAGATGAATGGTTGGAAGTAGGAGCGTTTGTATATAAACATTTTGATACCATGTCTGGTGTAAGTTTCCTTCCAATGTCTGAACATATTTATGAACAGGCACCATATCAGGATTCAACTAAGAAAGAATATGAAAAGTTACTAAAGAAGATGCCTAATAATATAGATTGGAAGAAGCTTGGTGAGTATGAACGGGATGATAACACGGTTGCATCCCAAACATTAAGTTGTGTAGGAGATTTCTGTGAAGTTGTTGACCTTGTATAGTGATTTTTATTTGCTGGGCGATACAGCAGCATACAAAAGAAAGGGGATGTTTCAGGTAGGTAGCCCTATCTCCCCTTTCATTTCCCCTTGTACGGGCTTCCTAGGGAGGATTTTTTGACAAATACCTTCCTATTCTCCATAGCTTTGCTTGCTTCCTCATATAATCTTGATCCTCAAGATGTGTACTGTATGAGCGAAGCAATTTACTTTGAAGCCAGGGGAGAATCTATTGTTGGGCAGATAGCAGTAGGCAATGTTGCATTGAACAGGGTTCATTCGAAACGATTTCCTAACACGGTATGTAAAGTTGTTCATCAAGGAGTAACGTACAAAGGACATATGATACGAAACAAATGTCAGTTCTCATACTACTGTGATGGTAGGCCAGAAAAAATAAAAGATGCGGAAGCTTTTGTTCTCGCATCTCAGGTTGCAGTAGATGTACTATTAAAACATTCTGTTGTTATAAAGTATGCAACACACTATCATAATGTTTCAGTACGTCCTGCATGGTCAAAGGACTATACGTTGTTAAAAAAGATTGGTAAGCATGTCTTCTACAAATAGGATAACATTATTTAAATATGAAGTGTATCTAACTTATGATAACAAGATACAAGTAGATTCTTCTTTGTTGGAACAGGGAGATTGGGATGCTGCTATAGAAGACCTAGAAGAATATGAGAATGCACATGTTGTTTCTAATTTCCTAGCATACTTAAAGAAAGTAATGGATTCAATTAATATAGGTGTGACTACTTACTTCTAGTACGTACCCTTCCACCATCACGCATATCTACTACACCACCTTCTTCGAATTTTCTTAACACTTTTTCCCCTTCTTTATTTATAACATAAAGAGGATCACCTTCTTCTACATTCCTGGCTAATACCAACGGGCCTATCTGCATTACTCTGTCAGCTTTTAAAACAGGCTTCCCATTTTTTTTATTATAAAAATAACTATGGCGATATGGATTCATTCCTACTTGACTCCATTCTCCATCGTAGTCTGGACTGTTCATAGCACGTAGTTCTTCTTGCATAAATCTATATACATCTTCAAAAGACATATCCTCGTAGAAACCATTCATACGTGCTATTGTACTCTTGCCCGTTATCCTTCCTGACTTTGGGTTTTTTGCTCTCCTGGCAATATCCAAGGCTTGCTTTTCGTTTGAAGTAAATTCAACATCATTAAGCACAGCACTTTGTCCATACCCTATTGTTCTACCAGATGTTAGTCTGTTATTTTTTGTACCACCATCATGGAATGTTACTGCCCAAGTATTGTGATTATTATATGCAGGTATATCTAATCGTGTTGAAGTAGTTCTCTCTTTACTTACAAGGGATTTCCCTGACAATGTTGCATATGGATCATCTTCTTTTCCAACGATACCATATTTTTCTGCTTTTCCTGTTTGATAGTTCCCGTCCTTATCAACAAATAGTATTGCATCTATCTTTCTAGTAGAAGGAACATCAGGCATTTCTTTTAATGGAGTAAGGGGCAAGAAGTAATCTGCTAAATCATCCCATTGAGATTTGGATAAGTCTCCTTTAGCTAAAGCTTCTGCTGCTTCCTCTAATTCTGGTAGTTGTTTTTGTCGTTGTGTTTCAGGAAGTTTATAGAAAGCATTGATCTGTTGTGGAGTTGTACTAGGATCATCTTCAGGTTTAAAAGGAACAGTAGGTTCAGATTCAACTTCCCTAGTAACAGCAGCAGGGAACTTATCAGGAACATTAATGGGATCAGGAGTTATCTTTTGTGCTTGTAATATAGTAGGCGGCACATTAATATCAGGTAGCATTCCTCTTCCTGCTTTAGCAATGCCTTTAGCTAGAAGCCTACCTAGTTGTGCAGCAACCATTAGTTATTACCTTTTACGTTTGGGGATAGATGTCCCTGGTTTACCAACATACAAACCAAAGAAGGCTGCACCAGCACCTACAATAGTTGAGATGAATGCAGCTTGTGCATTGGTTGGATCAGGTAAAGCCATGAACCACATTGTTGATTGATAGAAAGCATAGATATAAGATAACATAATTAATCGGGGAACTGTACGAAACCTGTCAAGTACCCCCGCTATTTTATTATACCATGTAGAATCTTCTTCTTCTTTATCTGGTACGAGATCAGATACAGATAGTTCATATTCCTTAGTTGTTTCAACAACCTTGACTTTATCATCTGCCATTTATTTTTTCTTACCAAAGAACTTGGTAGCACTCCTTACTCCAAAGGAAGCTGCTATGATTACACCTAAGCTATACTGATACCATTCAGGCATCTTCTCCAACTGAGCAAAGCCATTCTGTACAATCTCTTCTCCACCAGGGATGAATGCTAGGATCAATGGTATCGAAAATAAAACTACCAACCACTCATCTTTCCAGCTATTCTGTGATCCCTTGATTGCTTCCAAGTCCCAATCAATTTCACCAGTAGCCTGACGTTCCATTACATTAGCTTTAGCTTTAGCTTCTGCAACTTTCATATCAGTGTTAGCTTTTGCTGTTGCTAAATGTCCTTCAAGAAATGTACTGGCAAGCCCAGCTATCGGGCCTATTAATGCTCCTAACATATCAAGCTCCCTTAATTACAGAAGATATAAGCCACATTACTCCACTTCCTACGAAGGCTAGTACTGTAGCTGCTCCATAAACAACTGCTCTATCTTTTTCTAGTACTCTTATTCTTTCTTCATTTTTTGAAATCAAACCATCAATATGACTTTGTTCTTTAATAAGCAAATCCATCTTACCATCTAGTCTTCCAAGAAGAAGGTACACATCTTGCTTATCATCAGCCATTAGGTTTTCTTACGGACAAACCCGCCTTCCTTTAATGATGCTGGTGCTATTGCTGTAGGACCACTACTAAAACTTGCTCTTGAAATAGGAGGAGGAGGGGGAGTTAAATCAGGGGTAGGAAATTCAAAA